AGATGCGGTATTCAAACTAACTCTGGTTACGATTTAAAAAAAGCTAGAAGATCTCTTAATGTTTTATTTTCTGAGTGGGGTAACAGAGGAGTTCACCTTTGGAAAGTTCAATTAAATGCTGTTGAATTAGTAGCTTCTCAATCTCAATATTCAACGGTAACTGGTGCAAGTGATGTGCTTGAAGCTTTTTTATCAAATAGTGCTACGACTGTTAATCCAGGTTCTAGCACGCAGGATGTTTCTTTAACTAAAATAGACAGATCTACATATTCAGCTTTACCTAATAAAGGTTCAACTGGTACTCCTTCACAATATTTTGTTCAAAGAGTTACTGTAGGAACTGCTTCTCCTACCATTACTCTTTACATCACCCCTGATAAACAAAATTACACTCATTTAAAATATTATTCTTTACAAAGAATTCAGGATGCAGGTGATTATACAAATAATGCTGATGTTCCATTTAGATGGATACCATGCATGGTTTCAGGATTAGCTTTTTATTTATCACAAAAATATACACCTGAAAGAACACAAGCTCTAAAATTATATTATGAAGATGAAATAAAAAGAGCATTAGAAGAGGATGGGTCAAGATCAAGTACATTTATTACACCAGCTACTTATTACCCAACAGTTACATAATGGCTAAATTTGCAAAAGGAAAATACGCACAATCTATATCTGATAGATCAGGACAAGCATTTCCATATTTAGAAATGTTAAAAGAATGGAATGGCTCTTTAGTGCATGTTTCTGAATTTGAGCCTAAATCTCCACAACTAGACCCTAAAGTTTACGGAGCTGATCCTCAAGCTTTAAGAAATACCAGGGTTCAACATAACATAGGGAACATGACAGTTAATGTTGGTTCTTTTCAAGGCACTCTTGGAATACCAACATATAGTTCCGATGGTATGTTACCTTTACCTCCTGGTAAAAGATTAGATATTTTAAGTTCAATAGGTCAAGTCACTATTAATCCGGTAGCTAATCCTATAACTTATATAACTACAGTTGCGACAGGCACGCTATATTTAGGAGGGGGTGCAACAGGGAATGCTTATTTTTTAGGTGGTACAAGAAACATGTCTTTAAGTATACCAAAAAATACTCAAATAACATTTCAACAAAATGCAGGCACTAACAACAACCACCCTCTAATAATTACAACTAGCAGTTCATCTCCTAATTCAAATATAGTTACGTCTAATATAGTTTGGAATTTAGACGGAACTACAACTCAATCAAACTACGTAAATACAACAAATTTTAATGCAGCCACATCAAGATTTGTACAATGGACGCCTTCAGCAGCAGGAACTTTTTATTATGCTTGCTATGTACATGGTATAGGTATGGGTGGTATGATAACAATAACAGGATAATTATGGCAGGAATAACATACGCAGATCTAGTAACTAAAATTAGAAACTACACTGAAGTTGATAGTACAGTTTTAACTGATGCTATCGTTAATGGTTTTATTTTAGATGCAGAAGAGAGAATACTAAGAGATGTTAATACAGATGCAGATAGAAAATATGCTGTAGCTAATATGGTTTTAAATCAAAAATTTTTAAATTTTCCTGATGGTGCTCTAGTTATTAGAGCAATACAAATAACCTCAGGTTCAGAAAAAATTTATTTAGAAAAAAGAGATACTACGTTTATAGATGAATATAATAGCACAAGCGCAACTGGTATACCTAAATATTATTCTAATTTGGATAACGATACATTAGTATTTGCTCCAATACCAAATGCTACTTTTAGTATTCAGGCAAGTTATGTTGCTAAACCAGATGGATTGTCATCTACTAATACACAGACATATGTAAGTAAAAACTTCCCTAACGGCTTATTATACGCATGCTTAATAGAAGCTTTTGGCTATTTGAAAGGGCCAATGGACATGTTGCAATATTACGAAAAACAGTATAATAATGCTATAGCTAAGTATGCGATAGAGCAAATTGGCAGAAGAAGAAGAGACGATTATTTCAATGGTGCGATAAGAATCAAAATAGATTCACCGTCACCATAAACACAGGAGAAAAATTATGGCTATTACAACAAGCGCAATCACGAGTTCTTTTAAAAATGAACTTTTAAGTGGTACACACAACTTTGCAGCATCTGGTGGTAATAAATTTAAATTAGCACTATATACAGACAGTTCAGTTATTGGACCCTCTTTAGCATCTTTTACAACTGCAGGACAAGTTACTGATTCAACTGGTGACTATTCTTCAGGAGGAAAAGTTTTACAGGGTCAAACACACAAGTTAGTAGGTACAACTGCAATAGTAGATTTTGCAGATTTATCTTATTTGACTGCTACGATTACAGCGATGGGTGCATTAATTTACAATACATCTCAAGCTAATAAATCAGTAGCTGTATTAGACTTTGTTTCAAATAAAACATCAACATCAGGAACTTTTACAATTCAATTTCCAAACTTTACCAATACACTTGCAATTATTAGATTAGCTTAAGGAGGTAAAGCACAATGGCGAACGTCACAGTATCTGTTACAGGCGTTAAAGCCATAGTAAACCAAACCACATGGGGAGCAAACCAATGGGGAACAGGTTCTTGGAATGCAGGTGGTTTCATAAATGCAAATAATTTAGCTTTTAATTCTGAAGGTTGGGGAAGAGCTCAATGGGGTAATGAAGCTTGGGGTGAAAATGGTTTACCTGTTCAAGTTTCAGTTTCAGGTCAACAATCAACTATAAGTATAGGTTCTGTAAATGTTACAGCAGAAATTAATGCTGGTTGGGGTAGATTAACTTGGGGTAATTTAGTTTGGGGTGGTGCATTTACAACTGCCATTACAGGTCAACAAATAAATTCTTCAATTGGATCTGTGGTTGCAAGAGCAGATGTAGTTGTTAAACCTACTACTCAAACTATTACATCAGCCATAGGATTAGTCGATATTCAAGCTGATGGTGTAGGAGTTCATGTTTCAGCAAATCCAGTAACCTTATCTGTAGGTTCTCCTGTTGTAACTAATTTTGAAACATTTAGTGTTTCTGGTGTTTCAGCAACAGCACAAGTAGGAACCGCAGCTGTTGTAGGATCAAGAGTAACAGAGGTATCTGGTCAACAAATAAATTCTGGTTTTGGATCTACATTTAAAGCATTTACTAGCATAACTATAAGACCTGCAGGATTCCAAATTTCATCGGGTTTAGGAACTGTTGTTGCTACACCTTCAATAAAAGCTATTGTTACAGGCCAACAAATTACATCAAGTATTGGTACTATAACTACTAAACAAACAGCTGTTGTAAAACCTACTGGAATACAGGTAGATTCTGGTGTAGGATTCCCATTCGTTACCGCTTGGACACCACTTGACACTGGTTCGTCTGTAACTTATAGTGATTTAAATACGGGTTCTAACGTAACATGGACTCGGGCAGCTTAAACAGGAGATAAAATATGCCTTCAAGTTATACAGCATTGGGTGTCGAACTAATGGTAACCGGTGAACAAGCCGGTCTATGGGGAGATAAAACAAATACAAATTTAAATGTCTTAAGTCAAATTCTAGGTGGTTATGCATCACAAGCAGTAAACGGAACTGGTGACACTGCTTTAAATCCAACTGATGGAGCTACTGGTGCAACAGTTGCAAATAGAGTTATAGAATTAACTGGAACCATTACAGGAAATATTACTGTATCAATTCCTCTTGATGTTGAAAATTTTTATATAATTAAAAATAGTACAAGTGGAGCTTTCACAGTTGAGTTTCAGTATGCTAGTGGTTCAGGCACAAGCGTAACTTTTTCTGCAACTGACAAAGGAACTAAAGTTGTTTATGCGAAAAAAGATGATGTAACCAATCCAAACATTGTTGATGTTTTCTCAGAGTTTTCACAAATAAATTTAGTAAATAGAAATGAAGTTAGATTCGAAGACACCACTGGAGGTCAATATGTGGGTCTTAGAGCACCAGCCACTGTAGGATCTAGCTTTACATTAAACTTACCAACAGCCGATGCAACATCATCTGGACAAGCAATTGTATCAGATTCTTCAGGAAATCTATCCTTTGCTGATGCAGGAATTTCTACAGGTAAGGCTATTGCAATGGCGATGATTTTTGGATAAAAGGAGATAATTATGGCAGCACCAAATATAGTAAATGTAGCAACGATAAACGGAGAGTCGCAAGGCTTTGAACTTTCAACTACTTTAGATGCAAGTTTAATGCTTATTCAATCTAATAAATTAGTAAAAATAAATAGAATGACTGTTGCAAATATTGATGGATCATCTGCAGCTGATGTTACAGTTCAAGTTACAAAAGCAACAAGAACTTCTGCAGCAACAGGAGCATCCATTTCAGGAGCAACTTTTAAAATAGCAAGCACAGTTTCTGTGCCAGCTGATGCAGTTCTAGTTTTATCAGACACACCAATATACCTTGAAGAAGGAGACACTTTAAAAGGTGGAGCTAGTTCAACAGGTGACTTGACGCTTTTTGTTTCATATGATGTGTTAGACGACTAGGAGGTTTAGATTATGGCTGGAAATGGCGGAGTAATTGGACCAACACAAACTGTCTCTGATGCTTACAAAGATAAAGTAACAGCAATAACCGGATCTACGACTTTCAACAGATCAACTGCAAATCCTGCAGCCCCGAATGAAGCTACTGTTATTACAATAGCAGGAGGCGGAGGAAGTGCTAATGATGCTGGTGGAGCAGGTGGAGCAGGTGGTATGTTAATCACTGAGAATCACCCATTACCAGCTAGTGGAGTACCAGTTACAATTGGTGGTGGAGGAAGTGGAACTGGACACCCAAATGGAAGTAGAGCACCTAATGGAAGTAATTCAGTTTTTGGAGCATCCTCACCTTTAACAGCAACCGGTGGTGGTGGAGGTGGTGCATCTAACACTCCACAAAGACCAGGAGCACCTGGAGGATCTGGTGGTGGTGCTAGAGAATGTGGATCTGGAACATGTGCTTCAGGTGGATCTGGAACACCTGGTCAAGGAAATAATGGCGGACCAAATAACGGTTCAAGATCTGGTGGTGGCGGTGGTAAGGGAGCAGTTGGAACAGCAGCTCCAAGTTCAAGCAGTGGTGGTGGAGGTGGTGGTGCAGGTTTAGATATTGCACCTTATTTATCAAATGCAGCACCAGGTTATTCGATTCCCAATTGTGGAAAATATGCAGGTGGTGGTGGAGGATATTCTAACGGTGCAGGAGCAACTACTTTTGGTGGAGGTAATGGTGGTGCTGGTCCAGGAACTCCAGGAGTAGCTGGAACAACAAATACAGGTGGTGGAGCTGGTGGTGGAGCTGGTAATGAACCTGGTAAAGCAGGTGGTTCTGGATTAGTGGTAGTTATAGAGGAATGTGGTCAGGCATTTGGTAAATCAGCACCCGGAGTATGGGATATGAATACAGTATATGATTTTGTAAAAGCTGGTAATTGGACTAGCTAATTGACGAGCATGATAAATTTTTGTATAAAATAAGAAGGAGAAAAATATGGCACATTTTGCAGAATTAGAATCAAAAGTAGATCCAACAGGCTTCACATCAGATACTCATTTAGTAGTAAAAAGAATAGTTGTTGTAGCAAACGATATTCCAGCCAATGGTGGAATTCTTGAAAATAATGACATGCATGTAGATGGTGAAACATGGTGTGTTAATTTTTTTAAAGGTGGAACGTGGAAACAAACATCTTACAATCACAATTTTAGAAAACAATATGCAGGTATTGATATGGTATATGATTCTTCTAAAGATAAATTTATATCACCACAACCTCATGCATCATGGTCACTAGATGATAATGATGATTGGCAATCACCAATAACATATCCGTCTATAACTGATGATGGTAATGATCCGTTTGAATGGAAATATTTTATTTATTGGAACGAAGAAGTCTATAACGCCGACAATACAAAAGGTTGGCAAGCAACAAAATCAAACGACACAGCGGAAACTCCAACAGTTTACGATTGGAATGGCACAGCTTGGGTGTCCGCATAGGAGGACACAATGCCAAGAAATAAATCTGGCTCAGCAAATGGTGGTGTAGTAGGAGTTTCTAATAAAACTTCTTTTGGAAAAGATAAAGTTACAATTAAAACATGTGGTTCATCTACAATTACAACCGGAGCTAACACTAGACTTGCTAACGTAGTGGTCGTTGGTGGTGGAGGCGGTGGTGGTGGTGCGCCTGGTAGTTATGGTTGTGGTGGTGGAGGTGGCGGAGCTGGTGGTGTTGTCGTTCAACAAAGTTTAGCTGTATGTGGGTCAACAGCTTATCCAGTAACAGTTGGTGGTGGTGGAGCGATATCCACTAATGGCTCTGATTCAACAGGTTTTTCTTTAACAGGTAAAGGTGGTGGATATGGTGGAAGATATTATCACCCTACTGGATCACCATCTCAAGTTTCAGGTGGACCAGGTGGTTCAGGTGGTGGAGGTAGTGGACCTACACCAGGAACACCTCCTAGAGAAGCGGACGGAGGATCAGCAACTCAACCAGGTCAACCAGGTATATCAGGATCATGTGGATCAGGAAATGCTGGAGCAAAAGGTTATCACTATGGTGGGCAAATGATTAATGGTGGTGGTGGCGGAGGTGCATGTGCAGCAGGAGCTGTATACACACCTTTTAGTCCTTTTCCACAACCCGGTCCAACAGTTGGTGGTGTTGGTGGAGCAGGAAAAAATGTATCAAGTATTATTTCAACAACAATAGGAGTTTGTGGAGTTGTTGGTGGTGGTGGCGGTGGTGGTTCACATGGAAGTAGCACAGGAGGACCCGGAGGAGCTGGAGGATCAGGTGGTGGTGGACCCGGTGGAGGTTATTGTGCTGGACC